ATGGTAATGGTAAAATTATTTCTGCATTTCCAAGACAAGTTCGATGATGAAGATGAAATCTCTCTTAAAATAGAAACTATTACATTACGAAATCTAATACACATTTGGATAAATGATCACACAAAACCATCTGAACTTACTCCCGCAGAAAAAGCCAAGGAAATACGAGAACATTGGAAAAAACGTGGTAGTGAGTATGTTTTACTAGGAGAAGGTATTTAAAATTAAACATAGAGGTGAAAACAAATGAATTATAATGAAGTAGAGTCTATATTATCAAATATTCTAGAAAGAGAAACCGAGGTATTAGACAAGCCAACAGATAAAGAATGGAAAGAATTAAGTAATAAATTTAATTGCTCGTTTAGTAATGAATTTAAATATTTTATTGAGTTGATGACATTCTGGTCATTTCCAGGTGATATTTATAATATTTCAAAGGGTAAAACAAATGGAAATGATACACTAGAAGAGGTATATAATTATGAAATGAGTAATGGTAATTGGGATTCAAATATGCTCCCCTTCTATGGTATTGGAAATGGAGATTATTTTTGCTTACATAGATTAGAATCGAAGGTGTATTATTACTATGATGATAAAGGGAAATTCGAAGAATATTGCGATAGCTTCAAAGCATGGATAGAGGATTTACCAAATTTTTTAGCTTAAAATCTGTTTGAAATGGACTTATTTAAAGTTACGACTCAAATACCTCACGAATTAGATGTGTACCCCAATTACATCTAACATTTGGGGTGCATTTCATAATAGATGGCCTTTTTCGTTAAATTAAAGCACATTCACATACATATCACTAGCGTAAAATAGAACACTTATATAGAAATCATGTTTTGTTAAATTGCTGTGATTTTATATGGAAGAAAAATTTTTATATAATGATACATTTATTAATATCAACTAGGAGGAACATTCCTTGAAAGTTGTACGCTCTATATTTAAGGGCTTTCGTTTAATAGGTTTAATTATAAAGCCTGTACTTAAAGCATTATCTAAAAGTAAATTTTAAATCTCATAAATATTAAAATCCCCTTCTGCATATAGGTGCAAAAGGGGATTTTTTTCAAATTATTCTATTCGTTCTACAGACAGTACTCATAGATAAATAAGAAACGGTGTATATTTACCCTAACATTTATAAAGATGAAAATCAATATATAATTATCTACATATAGAACCAGATAATAATTTTTTTCATAAAACTATTCTTTTGTTTTATTTTTTAATGTACTCGTACCACCAGTTTCTTTCATCCATCCAAGCTGTAATCTTATCAAGTTCGCCATTAGGCAGTACTTCAGTTTGTAAGTACGCTAAACCAGTTAATGGATCAGAGACAACCTTCCCTTTTGTTCCACGCTCATTCATAGCGTTTACGACTTCCTGAACCAATGAAATACCAAAACCACCAGATTTAACATATTGATAGCCGCCATTGGCAATAGCTTGTTCTGGTCGTTTTTCTCCTGTAAACCAAGATAATGATTTACTGCCAATCAATTGGTTCAAATCACACTTACCAATACCAGGTACATTACCTGTCTCTGTGTATTTCCAGATATCACATGGATAAGCTGGTCTATTCCCACCATATCGAGGAATCCATACGAAATCAGCGTTTACTTGACCCGCTTGGAACTCTTTATATGTATGATGACCAACATATAGCCCAACTTTTTTAGCACCTAATTGGCGCAATTCATCAATAAAAGCTAACGTTCCAGCTAACATATTCCCCATTGTTTTCACTTCCACATCAGCTACCCAAAACAATGCATCTTTATCTCCACGATTCCAAAAGTCACGAGCTTCTACACGTGCATCATTGTCAGAAACGAATCGACAAAACGCATAGTTACCAAAAAGAACACTACGTTTTTTCATTTCACCAACATAACTTGGATACATATGATCAACTACATTAGAACCATCTTGTACCCTAGCAATTACTAAGTCTAATTGTGGTGCTGCTACATCCCAGTTAATATTACCATTCCATTTTAAAATATCTACGATATACCCCATTATTGAACATCTCCTTCAAATAGTTTTTGTTTGATTTCTGTTACATCTTTAGAGATAGATCCAAAAGCCTTTGCTTGCTCTTCTATTACTTGTTGGTTTCTATCAATTACTTGTTGATACTTTTCTTCACGTTGCTCATTCTTTTTTTGTGTAGTAAATAGCATCCACACAAATAACGCTGCAAATGCACCTTGTTGAATGACTGAGTTGAAAATCGCATCTTCCACTGTTCTCATCTCCTTTTTAGGCAATAAAAAAAGACCAACTAATGCTGCTCCTGCTCTGTTTGCGTATTATTTTCATTAGTCGGCTTTAGTGGTTCTTGTAGTGGATAAGAACTGGTGAGCGATGTATAACACTCCATACAAATGTACTTTTTCGCAAATCCCATATCTAGTTCATATAGACGTGCTCCACGTTTGCAGATTTCGCATCCGGTTGCATTTCTAAAACTTATGGTTCCATCAAGTTCTCTCCACACATCGACTTTATTCATGCCATTTGAAAGCCCTGCGTTATTTAATACATTGATGGGGATGTTTACAAAAATTCCAGTTCCAGATCTTTCCAGCTCTACTAAATATCCCATAAACGGTGTTACATCCCCAGGTTGTGGAGGTGCAACAGCTGAATTTTGATTCTGATTCATATACTATTACTCCTTTCTCCTTTCTCCTTTCTCCTTTCTCCTTTCTCCTTTCTCCCAAGCTATTAAAGTGCCATCCATTTGAGTTACAGACATAGAATCCAAACCCTCGGTTTCCTTCTACAAAACGAATATGTCCCCATTGTTGGAATCCACCGCCACGGCCAAGCATCCACAAGAATTTCCTATAAAACACACGGCCATTTTTATTATAAAATAAAAAGACGAATGCTATTAAGAATTTTTGAAATGATTGTAATGGAAAGTACCACTTTTCACCAAAGCGGATACACTTCTCGATCATTTCATCATCAAAATACAAGTCGTCTCTGTTTAAAACGTATTTTTCCAGGTATTCAATTAACAATTCTCTTTCATTGTTGAACTTTACTTCACCACTTCTATAAAGTTCAATGTATTCATCTACATATTTTTGCCTAATCATACTAAATCACTTGGACTGTAACCTGAATTAGAAGCACCAACTTTAGGAGAAAGTTTTATATCTCTTCCCAAAGCAATTAATGAACTGTTAATTTTATTCCTCTCACTTATAAGAGGGTGGGCTTTAACAAAAACTTGAGAACCGTTTTTTATCGTTACGGACTCGCCTTCTTTATTAATAGTTTTATTTATTTTTCTAAATGCTTTTACAAGATCAATATATCTTTCTACCTTTTCGACTTCGACTAAATCTGTAATATCAATACTATTCATAAGCTGTTCTTTTAACCTCACAATACTAACAGCCATCTCCCCCCCTTACGTGCGTAAAATCGAAAAAAACCTGACAGTTACCCCCCTCCTCCGGTGCCCCTTAGAGCATTTTTTGATGAAATATTTTAAGGGGGGTACTGTTTCTGAATTATTTTCACCACTTTTCATCGTTTTCCCATTTATTCGGTTCCTTTTTGAATGTTCTACCGTGTTCTTTGTTATGGCAATCCACACAGACTGTCTCTAGATTGTCCATTTCTAATGCAAGTTCTGGATGATGCTCGAGCTCTTTGATATGATGGACAACGAGCTGTATCTTCTTACGCTTGGCACTCTCACTGTATTCATTCGTGTCTGTTTGTACTCGACCATTACGTTTACATTCCTGACATTCATAGTTGTCACGCTTCTTTACTTGTTCACGAATACTCTTCCAATCACCACTGTCATAAAACTTACGCTTCTGTTGTTTGGTTTTATACCCTTTCATTTGTCTTTACCAAACAATTCTTATTACCTTTATCTCTTTCCAATAAATCTTTTATTGGTGTTTGTTTAATCATAGATTGCGATATTAATTTACCTTGACAATAAAGCTCTACTGTATCGCTTTGGTTTGCAAATCTACCCATAACCTTCTCCAATTTCTCTAATGCATCTACACATTCATTAACAGCTTCAGTTACTTCTTTCATTTGTTTTAATGCTTCAGGAGTATCCGCATCGATATTAATCTTTAATTTGTTATTAGCCATTTCATTCATCCTCCATTAATTCACATTCTCTTATTCTTGTAAGTGCATCCTCAGGAGTACCTAAGATATTATCCGCGCTATAACTTGCACTTACCTGATCACTTAATAGATTTACCTTATCTTTTAAGCCCTCCAGAGTTTGAAACAATGCATTTACTGATTTCCTTAATTCTTGATTTTCTTTAGCTATATTAGATAAAAATTCAAGTTTCTTTTTCAACTTGATGTTTTCTAACATGGCATCCATTATTTTCACCACCTTTTAATTCCAAAATAAAAGGTCGCCATCCATATCGATAGCGACCTTGCAGTTATTAACTATTCCTATCCTCTTTTAATACCTGTAATAAATGGTTTAAGTACAGACTTTGCAGCAACTCCTAAACTCTCATCAATTTGCACTTCTAGGGTCTCAATTGAAGAAATATGTAGAGGATTTATTGAAAGGTTTAAAAAGTGAACAAACCCTTTATACAATTCACCTTCTTTATTTGAGATACGACTCATAAAGTCTTCTGGGTGAACATCAAGATCATACTCTTTACCGCTATCCATAATAACTCTTGTATGCAATGTTCTAGCCATCCTTGCACACCTCATTCCATCTACCTAGGATGTTGTTAGCTCAAAGAAGAGCAAAAGCTCTCCTTAATAACGGTATCATTCAATCGCTACCATTTGCTGGTTTCGGATTTTATGTGCCGATATTACGAACCGTTTAGAATATTAGAAACAACATAGTAAGTTGTGTTTTCCGCCACTTCTCACAATATAAATATAACATGGAAACCTCAAAATAACCGGCATATTTTCTGCCAAAAATCGGCCACAACTCTGCCACAGTTAAATTCCTTGGAATACCGCTAATGTGATTTTATTTATACCTGGTACTATTAAATACACAAATCCATTTATCAATATAAAGGAAATCAACAGCATACATATAGTCGCGATAATATAATTAGTAAATTTATAAATAAACAACCTTTTATACATCCACATAATACAGCTATTTGTATCCCCTTTATTTTTCACATTAACAATCCAATTCAATACAAAGAACAACTGGAATCTAATAATCCAAATCAAACTTATATAAAGTAATCCAATCCCAAAAAATTTTAACATTATTGTGATAAACTCCTGATGATAAGTACTTGAAACGTTAAAAAATCTTCCGATCAATCCATGCCATCCACCAGTTTTTATAAACTGCTCCGCGTTATCAATATTAGAATTGCTTATTATTGGAGAACTCAAACTCATATTAACTATAAGAAACATACACCAATAAACAAGTGGAAAGAACAGCCCCATCTTATCTTTCGTAGGTAACTCTTGCAATATCGCTACTTTATGTACCCCGTAAATTATTAATATTGAAATAATAAGACCAAAAGAGAATGTTATATACCCAAAATTTATTATCTCATTTCTGTAAACTAAAGATAGATAAATTAAAATAAGAGAAGCTATTATATGGATAATTAACCATTCTCTTGGTATGTCACTATTTACTTTTCTTGTTTCCATAATTTTTGGTGGAAGATTAATAATTTGAATGTGTTTAATTGAGTTATTTATAGTGGTAGCAGCTACTTCATTTTTTTTATTGGGTGTTCGAAAAATCCAAATCACAATAATCCCTAACACCGTATAAATCGCACTTGCAATAAGATTTCCCATAATCCCGTCAAAACTCAATTCAATCACTCCTTTATTTTTTATGCTTTATCTCTTTATACATTAATGTTTTAATTCCTACTTATTTTTGTTGAAATATTTTTTTCTGAAAAATTACAATATTTCATTTCCACTCCTATATTCTTTATAGAACAAATAACAATTTTTTATTTAATCGACTTACCCATATCTTATATTGTGTGTAACTGACCCCTTCGCTGAATCCCTTGGTATCATTGATTTTATTTAATTTTCTCTTTTGAGTTACACAGTACGAAAATTATGAGTAACTGTATAGGGATACCACCAACATTTTGTAAAATAACCTACGCTATGTGGAAAAATAAAATAAGCTGCCCATATGGACAGCTTATTTACATAATTATCGTTATCAGAAGTAAAATTTAACTCGAAAATAGCTGATTTTATCAATTGTTGAATGTCTGAAAAAAATCAAACCAATGATGTTGTTGAGATCCTTTGGAAATTTCTTGCTGTGATGACTATCATAGTGACTTTTTCTCTAGCAACAACTATTAGTAGCTAATTACCATAAGGACTTATTTTTGAAATTTGCTATTTTTTAGAAAGTGTGTTAATTTAAGAAAGACCTATTTTTGTTTGGCTTGAGATTAAGAATAAAATTTGTTTTTCGTCTAAGGTATTTGAGCAAGGGTAGTAACATATGTGTGGGTATCCACACTAGGAGGCAACAATTATGGAACAAGGTAAAGTAAAATGGTTTAATGCAGACAAAGGTTTTGGATTCATCGAGCGTGAAGGTGGAGAAGACGTATTCGTACATTTCTCAGCTATCCAAATCGACGGTTTCAAATCTTTAGACGAAGGACAAAGTGTAACGTTTGAAGTAGAAAAAGGACAACGTGGCCTACAAGCTACTAATGTTCAAAAAGCTTAATATTAGCTGATGAAAGACCCTCTTGTAGGGTCTTTTTTTATTTTGTTACAATATTCCGAATACAACTTTTTCAAGGGGATTTGGGTTGCTTAACTTTTAATAAAAAAGAAGATGTTAGAAATCATAGTTTTAGCATTATGGGCTTTTTCTTTTAGTTATCTTGCAATTATATTAGGAATTCCAAAAAACGGATTATGTATAGTCGTAGGATTTTCAATCTCATTTGTTGATGGAATTTTGATTGTGCATCTATTTCAAAATAAGAATAGAAATGGAAAATCATTTTGTTTGATTGTATATCTCATACACGTCTAGTTAACATGACGTCTCATTATCGGTAGCAAGGAACCTTCTTTTTTGTTCTATGGTTCTATGCATTTTTTATACATTCCTATCCTAGCGAGGTTTTAGGCTTCTTGTTTGTTACTGGAACTGTATAAAATCTTGCATACTCTTCACGTAGGTTTTTTCCAAAATGCTGTGATACCCCTAGATTAAAAAAGAAATAAACAATGATTAAATTTTAAACCTAGTCATTGCTTTATCCATTGCATCTTGGTTTACACCTATATAACGTAACGTTACCTTCTCTGATGAGTGATTGAATATCTCCATAAGTAATGCTATGTTTTTTGTTTGCATGTACATGTGATACCCGTATGTTTTTCTTAATGTATGTGTTCCGATTTCATCTAATCCGAATTCTGCTGCTACTCCACTTAATATCTTATATGCCATGCTACGACCAATCGGACGATTCCTACCTTGTCTACTTTGTAATAGGTACTCATTATCTTCTCTTTTTTCAATAAACCATTTAAGTTCTCTTTTCAGTGCTACAGTAATTTGTATTCGTTTCTGTTTCCCTGTTTTCTTTTCTCTCATAGATATATGACTACCTTTGACATCTCCTACCTTCAATTTCAAAATGTCCGAGATTCTCAGGCCTGTATTGATTCCCATAATAAAGAGAATGTAATTACGTAAGCTCTTTTCCTTAAAATATTCTTTTAACTGCTGTATTTGTTCTGGATCACGTATTGGCTGAACAAAATTCATTATTCATTACCTCCAGTTTCTTCAGTCTCATAAACTTCTAATCTAAGAGCAAAAGCAAGTTTATAAAATACTCTTGCCTTAACACGTCGATAAGTACGCTCGCTCATGCCAATTTCGTTATATACCATATAATCACATACATCTTCCTCTTCTAAATAACGCTTAATGATGATGTCTCTTTGATCCTTTCCTGCACGCCCATTACCCAAACGACTAAGAAACTGGTCAATACGAAATGATGTTTGCTTTATCCACTCTTCTCTTTTACTTTGTTGAATTAGCCATCGCTACATCTTCTAATGGCTTCCCTACATCATTTGTAGGTCCGTGATATCTAATTTCATAAGAAGGAGTGACTTTCATTTCTTCACGCATCATTCCAAACTGTCTATATAAACGTACATTTTCGAGAACACCTTCTAATTTCTTCTGCGTTGCTACTCTATCAATTTTTGGTAAGAAAGATAATTGTTTAGTCATGTAAGACCACTCCTTTTTATTTTTAAATTACTTTTGTCTTAATGCTCCGCGTCTTCGTTCATAACAAGGTCTATGCATCCCCATTAAATCCTCAATTTCACGAGTACTTAATTTCTCTTTTTGTTTTTTCTTGTTTTTCTTCTTTCCTTGCTTGGATTGCTTTTTCCATTCATGCAACTGATCCTTTAATCCCTTCATTTCCCCATCTCCCTTTTCAAAATAAAAAGGACACCTATTCCTAAAACAGCTTTCATTGCTGCTTTAATGAATTGGTGTCCTCTAGTTTTCTAGCCGGACTATATTCTGTTTGCTTTACTTTAAAAAGATTATTTTGTTCAAATTTTGGATAGATGTTAATATTCTTCACAAAGGAGGTCTTACTGATGAAAAAGATTTTTTTAGTCATTTTCATAGCAATTTTCCTTTTAATAATTTTATATTTTGTTGGGATGTCAATTTTTTGGAACCAACCTTAGATTAAAAGAAACAATAAATTACCACCATGATTATTTAATAAACATTCCGTCAATAATGTAGATAGGCAATAGCCTGAACTCATTTAATGAATCCCTAACCTTTCTCCGATCCCCACGGAGAACCAGCCAAGCAGTTAGCTTTTGCTAGCTGCTTTTTTTGTTGATAATTCTTTTAAGAGGAGCAAGTTATATGCATAATAGCTCAAATAAAATCCATACTATATTTAAGTTAGGTCTTAAAATCTAAAACCCTTATTTCAAATTTAGACCTAATATATCGCTCCTCCCTCTTCCCTGGGGCACAGTAGCTAGCTCTTGCTAGCTGCTCTTTTATTGAATAAATTTCTAAAACATGTTAATGATATAGATACACCAAGGTTGAATACGAATGATCATTGTATTCTTCTTATTCACTGTGCAGTTAGCTTTTGCTAACTGCTTTTTTCTTGCGTTCCGGCTCTTACTTCTTGAAATACTCCTTGACTGCCTTTTCCCAATAAGTACCCATCCTTTATTCCACCTTGAACAAATTTAAAAATCTTGTCTATGTTATAGATACATTCAATTATTGAACTTCCAAATCTAAGTATTAAGTGAATAAAATTCTAATTTTTTCCGATACTATGAAAGAATTTAAAAGATTATTTTAAATTCTTTCCACTCTAGCTCTCTTGGTCGAGAGATGAGCAGTTAGCTTTTGCTAACTGCCTTTTTTGATTTTATCCGAATAAAATTCTAAATTATGCCCGATACTATAAATGGGCTGATACAGCTTGAATTCACAGTGACCTCTGTAATATTCTTTTCCCTTTCTCTGAGGGCTGAGCAGTTAACCTTTGTTAACTGCTCTTTTTGTATTGAGTTGATAATAATCTTTAGGTCTTATTTCTCTTCTGCGCCATATACTTTTAACCTAAGTATCCAACTCAAAGTGTTACCTCCTATCTTAAAGAGCACTTATGCATGGTGCTCTTTTTTAGTTTCCTTATTCCTACAAAATGAAAGTTTCATTAAGATCATTATTATTTCCACATAATACTTTTAATTCTGCTTATACTATAGCTGTAACTTAAAGTTACATATCATTTACTTGTAGGGCCTAATTTTCTTTTGCACAACAAGTAGTTAGTTAACGAAACTAACTGCTTTGTTGTGCAAAATGAAGTTTTCATACGCTTTTAAACACATTTAAAAATAAATCCATATGATATTACGTATTCCTCTCTCTTAGAAAATGGGTCTTGGTCAGAAGAGCACTTTTACGAAGTGCTCTTTTCTCGTTCTTATGAAATAAAGGCTTCACGTACATTAGAAACGTACATACAATAATCATGATTATCTCTCATTATTAATCATTTAGTATTATTCTCGATACAATCTTTGGTCATAAAGCACCTTTCTCCCAAGGCGCTTTTTAATTTTCAAATAAGGATTTTGTTAAAGAACTGGATAAAATTCAATATTCCGCCAATACTAATCACAATACAATCTGCTTATTACCCAGGTTGTATCGAATTGGGCAGTTATTTGCATTAACTGCTCGATTTTAATTTTTGTTACATAAACTTGATATTTTTGTCCATACTATAATCAACCATGTAATTTTGTACTCCTAAATTCATGGGTGTAATTTCTCATTGCAGTTAGCTTTTGCTAGCTGCTCTTTTGTATTGAGTTAAGAATAAATTTTAGTTCTTATTTCTTTTCTACGTCATATAATTTTAACCTACAAATCCAGCTCAAAGTGTTACCTCCTATCTTAAAGAGCACTTATGCATGGTGCTCTTTTTTATTTTGTTTTATTTTGTTTTCTTTCATTTCCGAATAATATTTTCAACCCTGTTCATACTATTTTTGTAACTTAAAGTTACAAACTATTTCTGTAAGCGCAGCGTTTCTTTTGTACAACAAGCAGTTAGTTTTATTTACTAGCTGCTTTGTTGTGCAAAAGAAAGATTTTTTAAACTGCACATTTATTAAGAACATACATAAAATATCATGTGGAATTCTTTTTCAATTTTAGTTTTGGTCATGGAGCGCCTTAAAAAGCGCTCTTTATATTTGTAAATAAACATTTCCCTCAAACATACTCACGGTTTATATTAGTTAAGCATATATTTACCTAGACAAGACATAGCTTTTCATTATACATGCACAAAAATTGTGCATGTTTTTTCTTTAATAAAATAACTATTTTGTTTAGTTTTCTAACAAGCTTATACGCTGCAAATACTTAACTGAGAAGTAACCACTAAATCCTTCTAAAAACACCACTTACGAACCACTACTTGCTTTAAATTGATCTGTTCTACAAGTCCAAACTTTCCCTTCATAGCGCTTCGCTTCTAAGCAAGTGTGCATCACTACCTTGTCACCTACTTTTAATTCGTCCATAGCACCGAATACTGTTTGATAAGCTTCTTTATATTTGCGTTTTATAAAATCTACTTGCTTCAACGTTCTAACATTTGCAAAGCGCCCTTTCATGTAGTCCAAACAAACATGATCTATATCTTCTGGAGGACCAGGGAAGTAAGTGGAAGATTGCTTACCCCCACTCGTTGTATAAGTCATCTCTACCCCACCATGTTCATTCTTTATCATTTCGAATGTCGGTTTCATATCCATTCCCCTTTTCGATTAAAATAACGCTTTTGTTAAAAACGAACGTTTACTGGATCCATCAGCTGATAACCTAAGTTAAATACCGAACATTAATACATATTATTTGCTTCCATCCAGTTTTCTCGCTCTGCTTGTACGATCATCTCTTGCTCCGCTTCTATCTCTAAACGATCCTGCTCGCTCCATTCTTTCACCATGCTCCTCACCTACTTTTCTATAAAATACAAATTTAATTAAAGTAACTGTGTTTTTCGTTCTTCCATACGAATTACTTTTCCATTTTGATATACAAAGGATTGTTCACCATATCCACCTTGAGGCGGTTCTATTAGTCGGACCTGACCATTTTTAACAATATATATTCCGTTTGTTTTCAAATCTATTTCAGCTGTCATTTCCACAAGATTTTCTTTTCTAATTCCCAACAAGATCACTCCCATATGTTATAATTACTTTGCCGAAGTAAGTTGAGAGTGATCTCAGCTTTTTTTATTTGTCTACAAATATTGCACAACATTTTCTGGAACAAATGATTGTTCAAGCGATAAATGGAGTCGTATTGGAATCGGCTTTTTTTCATCTCTTGCTCGCTTACACATTTCTTCAGCTTCTTCCCATATAAATTGTTTATCCTCCGCTCGTTTGTAACGTCAAATCCCTATTACATAATATTCAAACAACTCATATCGTTCATCAGGCGCTGTCGTTGGTTTTAATTCATCAATTGCTTTGACTTGACGTGGTACTTGTACAACCACATCTACATACCGTAATTTTGAATTCAAACGGTGAATATGAGCTTCCTTAGGATCAAATGATACAACTGGTTCCACGTCAAAAATTGTTAATTGCTTTGGCACTGTTTTTCCCCTCCAATACCTGCAAGCTTGCAATTAAAATTCCTTCAAGCTGCATTAACGTTAGTTGATCTAATGTTTGTCCATTAATTTCAGTTAATCCTAACCCCAATAATTTACGAATGATTATTAGTTTTCTACGTTCTACTTCCTGACGTAACAACATGATTAAGCCTCCTGTTGATGATTGAACTTTCTCTCTAAATTTACAAACTTACTAAATTCTTTAATGAATGCTAGTTCAACAACACCAACTGGACCGTTCCTTTGTTTCGCTAAAATAATTTCCGTTATGTTTTTATTTTCTGTCTCGCGGTCATAGTAATCTTCACGGTATAAGAATGCTATTAAATCCGCATCTTGCTCAATTTGACCATTTTCGCGTAAATCTGATAGCAACGGTCTTTTATCTTGCCTACTTTCTACAGCACGGCTTAACTGTGATAATGCAACTACACATACATTTAATTCTCTTGCCATCAGTTTTAACTTACGACTAATCTCACCGATTTCTTGCATGCGGTTCCCTCTATGCTTTGGATCCCCTACAATAAGCTGCAAGTAATCAATTGCAATTAAAACCTTTTTATCAGGGTACTTACGCTTTAATTTCCTAGCCTTTGCATAAATCTCTTGCATCGTTACATTTGCTTTATCGTAAATTTCTAATGGCAAATCATTAATTAATCCCATTGCTTGACTAATCTTTTCCCAATCCTTTAAATTACATAGCTTCTTAGGATTCTTTAATTTTGTAGCATCTATATTTCCAGTACTTGAAATCATACGTTTAAGTAACTGCTCTTCTCCCATTTCTAATGAAAAGATTCCTGTTGCTGTATGAGCACTTGCTGCATGAAAAGTAACGTTTAATACAAATGCTGTTTTCCCCATTGAAGGGCGGGCACCGACAATGATTAAATCACCCTCTTGGAACCCTGCTGTCATTCTGTTCAGGTCGTCATAACCAGTTGGTATACCGGTTAAATCTCCTACATCAATTTGCATGTTCTTATACAAATCAACAAGCGCATCTTTCAAGTTAAATTCATCTGAGTAACCCGTTTCTTCAATGGCGCTTAATTCATCAATTGATGTACTAATAGCACTCATGTCCCTATCTTGCTGAAGGCGGTTATATAAATTACCAGCAACCTCCTGAGCATGTCGCATTTTCCAAGCTTCAATTACTAAACCTTCGTGATACGAGAAGTTCTTAGTTGTTGTTACAACTTCTGTTAAGTTTACAAAGAATTCAATTCCGCCAATTTGATGCATAAAGCTTTCATCGAATTTTCCAATGAGAGCAACAAGATCTATGGGAACCTCAGCATCCTCTAATTCTCTCATTGCCCTGAAAATCACTTGGTGCGTTGGTAAAGAAAACTGTTTTACCTTTAGCTGACAATCTTTAATTAAATCGCCTTCTTGGATTACGCTACCTAAAACACTTTGTTCAGCTTCCACATTACGAATCATATCGTTACTCATTTGGCCAACCACGCATTTTGTTGGTTAAGTACTGCAAGTTCTTCTTCTGTTGGAATGTTCTGCTCCCATGCTTGTTGCTGCTGTATTACGTTTTTAGTAGATTCCGATAATCCCTTTTGTTGATAAGGAGCTTGTGTCTGTTGTTGCGCTTTTGTTAATCGTTGAGCACGGAATGCTTTATCAGCTGCCTCAACATCAGTTACTGTTTTAAAACCTTTAAGATACCAATCTCTTAAAATCGTATTTACGTAAGACATGTTTCTCGTATTCTTCTCTAAAGCAATCTCCATAGCCTTAATAACTAGTTCTGCATTTAAATCATCGATCCAAGCATAAATACCATCTGCGATAAAAGGTGTAACGAATCCGAAGTTTTGCTCGTAAAAAGAAATTGGATTAACCTCAACAACTTCTTCCGCGCTTGCGCGTTCTTCTTGTTGTTGTTCTTTTTCTTTTTCTTCTTCCTTGCTAGGGTCTTGGAATCCCCTTATAAGCCCCTCCAAACGGACTGATAAATAATCCTTAATACGAGGAATTTTAAAATCTTGTTCTCGTTCTAATTGCAAGCAAGTTTCATAGAAATCAACTAAAAAATCCTGGTCCTTTACAGATTGAATTTCTTTTAAAACACACTTTTCAATGTTTACATTTTTAATTGGATTGAATTTCAACCAGTTGATTAAGAACAATTCTTTTGTTTTTTGGTTGTAATTAATTTTTCCGTATTCAGCAAAACGTTCTAATAGCTTCATAACAGTTTCACGGTTATATCCTGTATCAGTTTCAATGATACGAAGTGGAAGCTCATAGATTCCTGATTGGGACGTCTTACTGTTTGTCATCAAATATAAGTAGAAATACTTCTCCTCCAGTGTAAGATCTAAAACAAATGAATCCTGCCAAAATGAAACATGTACTGGTCTGTAAACTGCCATATTATTCATCCTCCCGTTTACATATCGCGAATCCGTCCTCTACACGTAATAAGCAATAATTCTTGTATCCTATTTTGAGATATTGTTTTACTAAGTAAATTAGGTGTTGCTCTGATGTTGCTTGTTGAAACACTTTAGGGTTCAGCAACACTCTATGTAACGATTTGTCTAATAGCATGTAGCACACTCCGTTGTTATACGAATGCTAATTTGATATAATTAATCCTAAGATCTTTTGCAAGACCGTTTGTCTATCACTCTGCCAAGTGATAGATCTTTTTATTTTCTACGTGTTACTAACGAAGCGTTAACTCCTCTTGCTCTTAAATCTTTAATCACTACACGATAACTCATAGATGCCTCATGTTCCTCTTTTGTATCACGAAGCATTTTAAATTCCCTTATACATCGCTCCAGCTCTTCTTCCCAGTGATTTGATTCTTCGATTGATTCTGCATTAAACATGTTATAAATACATTCACTCATACAGTTACGAAGTTTATTTGCAAATGAAAAATCCCCAGGAAGAACTAGATCATGAAGACGACTGTTTTTATTGTTCATGAATTACATCTCCTTTCTGGTCATAACAACAAGCACAGTACTTTTCTATTTTTTATAAAAATATTAAAAATCTATTATTTCGGTATAAATTAAACTTAATGGAAGAAACTACAAGTTCATTAATTTATCCAAAAAATTAATATAATGATATAATTATTTTGTAAAATATATTGTCAGCTACTGTTGTCTAGGCGGTAGCTTTTTCTTTTGCCCATTTATGTTTCAAAATAAATGATGCTTCAATAATTTTGATTCGAATCCCCAACAATTTCTTCTCTTGCTTTAACTCAACTGTTTTTAAATCCTCATTAAGTAATTCTGCTATTTTAATTTCACCAGTTAGTTTTGCATCATAACGAATTAATTCCTTATATTCTATTAAGCTAGGTTTCTTATAATCTACTGTCATTTTCTTTCCTCCTCTACAGCACCCTTGTTAAATTCATTAAGCTATCCACCGATTGAATAATAACGTTTTCCGCCATAGCCTTTTGCAACCAACTTCTTTGTATTTGTTCCATAATGCCAAAATGAACTTGCTCAAGAGCTTGTACTACACACTGAGTAGCTTGGATTGTATCGAAGATTTCTTTTGCATGAACTGCGTATTCATGTTTCTTTTTTTCATCATGTTTCCATGACCTTGTTGTAACTTGTAAGTTCATGATTTCCTTTGCTGCCGCAATTCCCTCTTCAGCTTGTTTAATGTAGTTCATCAGTTGTAAATTAACATCTTGAGTTAAGCGTGGATCTGTAGGCGGCACCCCAACACCATAAATATATTTGATTGCTTGTTGATTCAACTTTGCTCCTGTTGCATGGCACCAATCCATCGCAAGTTCAAATTCTGATTTAGAAAGTCCAGATTCAATACGGGTTAATCGTTCATGTGTAATACCAAGGTACTTAGATAACCCTTTCTTCGTTTTCAGCTGAACATTATCACAACATTCTCTAGCATTCTGTAATAATTCTCCTATTGCTGAATTGAAGTATATACTTGTTCCCATATCTGTTCGCCTCCATATTTAGTTTTCAAATGGTTACAATGAATTTAGTACATATGTAACTTGTCTACTTTTCGTATAAAAAGAGAGGAATTATTCCTCAACATTTGCTTTTACTTGTATCTCTTTGATGATGGCCCAACCAGCCTTGTAATATGCTTGACGGATTTTATCAATATCCTTTTGTGATTTTGGCTCAGGAGCCACAACATGGACTTTCGTTTTCCCAAATTCATAGGTCGCCGCATATTCTTCTTGTTGGCTCATGGTGTCACCTCTTGAAGTGCTTTTTATATGTTTATGCGATGGTTCTGTTGGTACTGCCATGTTAGTTGATGGCATTTTCTCACCTACTTTCCATCTATTAAGTATGATATTCTTGTACTTTTGTACATCAAATTAAATCCTTTACATCACTACCAAGAATAGTGGCTAATCTAATAGCCTTTTCAAGATTTGGATTACTATAACCATTTTCCCAATTACTTATTGTAGATTTTGTAACTTGCATTTTTTTTTGCAAGATCTTGTTGCGTTAACTTACTTTTTTTCTAGCTCTAATTAATTTGATATTTTTGTTCACTGTCTCGCTCCTTGTATAAGTATTTTGTACTTTCATTATATGTATAATATTCTTGTACATTAGTACATTTGTACAATTATCTTGTATAAAGTTTTACAATCCATCTTTATAAGATACAATATCTTTGTACTTTTTATTAACGGGAGGTGCTATAAATGTTGAGACAAAGATTAAAAGAGATGCGTAAAACGCGTAAGCTCACTCAGCAAGGATTAGCCGATAAAGTAAATACCACTAAAGGCACCATTAGTAACTATGAGAATGGCCATAGCACTCCCTCAAACGAAATGCTAAAAGATTTAGCGAATGTTTTAGGAGTAACAACAGATTATCTATTAGGAAGAGAAGATGAATCAAGAGTGTCTAATACACTTCCTGATTTAAACAAAAAAGATACTCGTGATATCGCTCGTGACTTAGAAAAGACTTTAAAAGACTTAGAAAATAGCGAAGATGCTTTAATGTTTGACGGAGAACCAATAGACGAACACACAAAAGAAATGATTCGTATTTCTCTAGAAAACTCTATGCGCATGGCAAAACAATTAGCGAAACAAAAATTCACTCCAAACAAGTATAAAAAAGATTGAACGGAGCGAGAAATAAAAATTAAAGACTACGTAATGAAAATCGTAAAAAAACACGGCACAACAAACCCCTTTGAAATTGCTAAACGAAAAGATATTATAGTGTTGTTTGAAGACCTTGGGAATACTCTTGGTTTTTACAACACTTATAAACGCTTTAAATTCATTCATATTAATAATCAAATTAACGAAACTACTCAACAATTTGTTTGTGCACATGAATTAGGTCATGCTGTACTTCATCCTAAAGCAAATACCCCCTTCTTGCGTAACCAAACCTTCTTTTCAGTGGATCGCTTAGAAATCGAAGCAAATACATTTGCTGTAGAATTGTTACTTACCGATGAAATGATTTCTGCTTATAAAGATACTCGTTTATCTATTCAAGAAATTACGGAGGCTCATGGGATTCCTGGAGGATTCGCTCGTTTAAAAACTTACATTTCTTAA